TCGAACCCCTGACCCCTAGATTCGTAGTCTAGTGCTCTATCCAGCTGCAAATCACGAGGTTTCTTAACGGCTTCGCTTTTTGTCGTTAAGAGGACACAATGTGACCGTCTGATTACATTGTGTAAAGTTTTCAATGTAGTAGATTTTATATGGCTCGACCATGGGAGAGGTTGATGTCAAAAGTTAAAAAAATGCACTCAGCTTTTATGATCGCCTACGCAAAACTTGTGATTGGCGCGCATAAGCATAGAGTGCGTGCAGAGCAGAAGCCAATTACCAGATATTTCAATCACACTGATGGACGTTTTGTATTTTCCCGCATGATGCTGCTCTCTTATTTAAATGCACAACCTCACAAGTACACTATTACTCGTGTAGCTGAAACAATCGACATGAGCAGACAAGCAACGTCGCACATGATTCATGAATGTTTAGATGCCGAATATATAGTCAAGTGTGAAGATCGAGGTTACGTTGCAAGCGAAGAACTTTTTAACGCTTTTTTAGAATTTATGCCAATGCATGAGTCAATAGTTGAAGAGTCAGGCATCGTAGACTTTTATTTAGGTCTGCAAGCAACACGCAAAGTACGCTAAAAACGTAAACCGACTTTACCTACCAATGTCAACTCAGATTCACATTTGAGTCAAATCACTGTGTCTTGTTCAAACACCAAATCCCTACAAAAATCAATGTGTAGCTAAGAAGCCGCACTAAAGCAGATTGAGACCATAGGAGGACTGATGGATTCTCTTAACGATACCTCTATGCTTGAAGAAGGTATAGATAGATTTCTTGAACAAGAAGAAAAACTATCAAAGACTGGTATTCTAGGAACTGTAGACACTAAGCTAGTAAAAGGCGCATTGCCCTTAGTAAGCAAAGCGATATTAGATGAACTAGAAGTTGTCAAAAAGACACCTAGCAGACCATTCTGGTTTTTCGCATTAGGTAACCTTAATAGCGACAAAGTAGCATATATTGGTTTGAATTATGCGTTTATTGGTGTCGGTCAATGTACTGACGTAACCAACATTTGCAGCAACATAGGTAAGCAAATTTGCATTGAACTTTGGGCCAAGCGGTTCGAAGAGTCAGACCCTAAGCTGTACAAGCGTTTGTTCGAAATGGCCAAACGCAACCACAATTCACCAAAGCACCGTTTGAAAGCCATGTCTGCTGTAGCAGGTCGAGAAGGCCATCCAGTAGAAAGGTGGGATAGTGAGCAGCTGGTGAATGTTGGTCAAGCTGTACTTAACTGCACCATGGTTGGATCAAAACTGTTTGAAGTTTACGACCGTCCAAAGAAAAAGTTCTTCGTCAAAAACTTAGGTTTGTCAGAAGTTGGCAGAGCGTTAGTTGATGACTTGACTGACTCAATAAAGTGGATGTCGCCGATCTTCAAACCAATGTTGGTCGAACCAAAGCTGTGGACTAGCTTCGATTCAGGTTGCTACCACGACACTAAACTAGCCTCGCTCGTGCCATTAGTGCGGCGAGTGAGTAAGAAGCAAAGGGAACTGGTTGAAGGTGCGTTTAAGTCTGGCGCTATGGCCAGAATAACGAGAGCATTGAACGCTATTCAGTCCACTCCCTTTGCTATTAACAAGCTTGTGCTGCAAGAAGTTGTGCATGCTTGGGAACGTGGTGATATCATCAGCAAGTTTCCTCGTAAGGCAAAACTCAAAGTGCCTGGTAAGACTAAAAATTGGTCAGAGCTAGATGCTAAGCAGCGCAAGCATGTTAAGAAAACAAAAGAGAAAATCATATTACGCAACAGAGCATTTGATGCTGATGTTGTTAATATGACAACTGACCTCAACTTAGCGGTTGAGTTAGCCAAACACGAGAAGTTCTATTTACCTCATAATTTAGACTTTCGTGGACGTGTGTATCCGATACCAACATTTAACCATCAACGAAGTGATCACATACGCGCACTGTTTCAGTTCGCACGTGGTAAGCCATTAGGCAATGATGGTGCATATTGGTTGTGTATTCATGTCGCTAATACTGGCGACTTTGACAAGATAAGCAAGAAGTCGCTGGATGATAGAATAAAGTGGTGCAACGATAATCAACGCGCACTTTATCTTATCGGCAAGAAACCTGCGTTAACCAGACACCTTTGGCAGCAAGCAGATAAACCATTTTCATTCCTTGCAGCATGTGTAGCTTTTGCTGGATATGTTGAAGAGGGCGATGATTATGTCTGCCACCTGCCTCCAGCAATGGATGGAGCAAACAGTGGGGTACAACACTATAGTGCCGCACTAAGAGATGCTAAGGGTGGAGCAACAGTTAATCTCACAAAAGCAGATAAGCCTGCTGACGTTTATCAAATTGTTGCTGACAGAGTTAATGAGGAGTTGCAGCACGATACTTGTGATGAAGCTGAACTGTGGAAACAGTATGGTGTAAATCGCAAGGTCGTGAAGCGCAACGTCATGACTTTTGCCTATTCAAGCGAGAAGTTTGGTTTTAGGCAACAGCTCATAGAAGACTTGATGAAGCCATTAGAGGACGAAGTTCTTGAAGGCATCAGGTCAACTCATCCGTTTGGTGACGACAATGGGTCGAAAGCAGCAACCTATATGGCTGGAAAAGTCTGGGATGCTGTTAACGACGTTGTCACTAAAGCAGCAGAAGGCATGCGCTTCATACAAAAATGTGCACAGTTGTGTGCTCATGAAGCAAAGCCTTTAATCTGGACGTCACCTATTGGTTTGCCAGTTGTACATGCTTATGAAGATTACAACATAAATCGTGTTAGAATTTTCTTGTACGACAAAGAAATAAAACCAAGTGATGCCTCGAAAAACAGTAAGGTCACTGCAGATGGAGATGTTTACAACTGCATCATGGTGAACTTGCGCACAACGCCGAAAGGCACTCTGGATAAAATGAAACAGCGTAATGCTGCTGCACCAAATTTTATCCATTCTCTTGACGCTAGCCATCTCATGTTCAGTGTAATTGCTGCACTAGATGAAGGCATCGAAGACTTCATGTTAATTCATGACAGTTTCGGTACTCATGCAAGTGATACAGGCACGTTCGGGTATTTAATACGCGAGCAGTTTGTAGCTATGTATGAGCACTTTGACGTCATGCAAAGATTGTATAATGCCACTTATTCACAGCTCAATGATAACAGTCGCATGAGCATGGTTGATTTTCCAGCAAGTGGTGATCTTGATCTGCGTGAAGTTCTGCATAGCCACTACGCGTTCGCTTAAATCTCAAAAGTAAGAGGTGAAGTATGTCGTACGAAAAACGACGTGAGGAGCTTATTGCCTACGCAGTAAACCTCATTGAAGACGATGTAGCGCTACCAGTAGATGTCTTGGCAGAACTGGACCAATACGGCGTCAACATCAATTGGCTGTTTACAGAGGCTGCATCTAAGTATGCACCTGCTGAAACAACTGAAAATGATTACTTAATTCAAGGAGCACTTGTATGAGCAAGTTTAAATTTCAGACCCCAAAGGGTACTGCAGTTTGGCCGTGGTTTTCGGTCCCTGACACTCGGTTTGATACTGAGGGTAAATATAAAACCGATTTATTAGTACCTAAAGCTGATGCTGCAGACCTGATGGCAAAGGCGAAAGAAATTTTTATTGAAGAATTTGGCGAGAAAGACCTCAAAAAGGCTAAATGGCCTTTTGCAGTTGACGAAGAAAGTGGTGGTGTGCGCTTCCGTGCAAAATCAACTAACAAACCAGTGCTGTTTGACGGTCAAGGCCAAAAAATTAACGAAGACTTAAATGTTGGTAATGGCTCAGTCATTAAGCTGTCTGGTCAGATGTCAACATACAACGCAGGAGGCTCTGTAGGTGTCACAATGTACCTCAACGCCGTCCAGATCATCGATCTCGTCGAGTTCAATGATACTGGCTTTGCTGCAGAGGAAGGTGCCTATGTGCACGAGTCCTCAAAGCCAGAGGAAAATACCAACGGTGCGGCATTCGACTTTTAGACACATTAAATTTGAGAACGGCTACCGCAGTGGATTAGAGGCTGCGGTGGCTCATCAGCTCACAGAACTTGGTGCTGCATTTGAATACGAGACAAACAGAATTCCATACCAGCTGGATGCGAAATACATACCAGACTTCATTTTAGAGAACGGAATTATTGTCGAGTGCAAAGGCAGATTTACAAGCGAAGACAGGCGCAAAATGCGTCTTGTCAAAGAGCAAAACCCAGAGCTTGACATCCGCTTTGTGTTTACCAGAAGCAGCTCAAAAATAAATAAGGGCAGCAAGACTAGCTATGGCGACTGGTGCGCACGATACGGTTTCAAGTATGCAGATAAACTCATACCAACAGGATGGATAAATGAGCAAGTCAAAGAGAGCAAAAG